CGCGCAGCCGTTCAGGTGTAAAGTCCGCCGCGTGTTTTTTAATGAATTCCTGCCGAAGCTCTTTGATTGACTCGAGCATCGATGGATTTTGTTCGGCCAGGATATTTTGGTAATAGCGCGGCACCAGTTGTTCCTCGCCGTGTCCAGGTACCGGCGAGGTATCCGACGGGAAAATGTCTGATGTGTATTTTTCATAGAACGATGCCCCTAGTCCGCTGGGTTTACCGCGGCCGGTGGACATTCGAATGTATTCAGGAAGGAGCCAGTAAGCTTCGCCGTGTTCGTCACAACGGAGATAATGTTCCTCAGCTCTCTTTCCTGTGATTTTTTTGAGTGCGTAGCCAGCGGTGTAAGCCGCTGTCCGTAGATTGAGTTCGGCCACGGTGGTAAAACCGTAAGGCCAATGTGAGTTGAGTTCCTCAGACGTGTAGATATAGACTCCTCCGTCGTCTTGCCAGAGGTATTGATCGTTGAAGCAATGATTGAAGAGGCAGATGTGATAGTGCGGTCGTTGATTTTCGTCGCCATATTCGCCGCAGTAGAAGTAACGGATTTTATGATCCTTGTTAGCTCGGCGAAGTGACCGAACGAAGTCGGACACGTGCGACGGTTTGAGAGAGTAGTCGGCCGGGATAAAATGGCCGTCTCTGTATTGTTGATCGGTGCAGGCTCCTGGGTCGCGATAGGTAAGAGTAGCCCACGAATTGCTGAAGCTATCCATGTGCATTGAGGCTTCGTGGATAATACGGATTGACCACATGAGCCGGTGATCCACGCGACACCCAAGACACTGACCGCAAGCCACTTCCAGTGGCGTGTGAGCATTTTTTTTATCGAAGACCAGTCCACCAGTTGTTAAATCCTTATAGCCCTTAAGTGGGGCGTAACAAGGCATTTAAAGACGGTAGCCACCGCGAGAACTGGGAGTCCGGGTATTTTTCCGATGAGTGCCTGAATGGCGTTTGAAATTACGTCGAGATTTCTTTCGAGACATTCTACGTCGCATTGCTTATTTCCTCGTAGGCGAAGCCACAGAGCTCGCCCAGGTTACGAGAGTTTTGAGAGATTGCTGAAGGTGTTGAATGAAGATTGACGAAGGAGCTGTCCCCGTCCACCCCGCATTGCAGCGAGGTGACGGAGCAGCCCAAGAGCGCCAGGAGGATGACTGTCGCTGATATGATTTTCACTTTTTTCATGGGTACGATTCCATGGGTCGTTGCGTCAAATTTGACCCGATTATTACATGATTTTTAATCATTTATATATGTTGTTGTTTTTGTTTGTTTTTTCGGGCCTTCGGCCCTCAGTTGCGGGGCGCAAGCGCCCCTACTTTATTCGCTCGAGTTCCCCCTGGTCGCTTTGCTACGCTGCGCTGCGCTTATGCTCCCGGGGTTCTCGTTGCTCATTTTAATGAAGTTTTGAAGATCTCTGCGAGATCTATTTTTTGAGGCGCACTGTCCCAGTGCGCCAGTACAGTGTCGAGTAGAACTGTACCGATGGCGTTGCCGCCATGAGAAAGGCCCCTGACGGGGCCTTATTTACTTTCTGCAGAGCTTTTAGCTTGCAGGAGGGGGTTCCGGCTTTGCCGGTGCGATCGCGGGCTTAGAAGCCTCTACGATCTTTTTTTCTGTATCCGCGTCCGGACTAGCCGGAAGCGGTATCTGCCGCCCAGGCTCCGCCAGGCCGGGCAGTTTTTTGCGGAGTTCCTCCGCATTTGCCGGGTCGTTCACATATGAGAAGAACGCCGCCGGCGATTGGCCGAACTCTCTACGCAGCTCGGCCGGGAGTTCCGCGAAGATTTCGCGACCTCGAGAGAGCATATTGCTCTGTTTGTGGAAATCGAAGTCTGAGAAGTCTGCATACACGCCTTCGAATTTTGCCAGATGAGAAATGGTCCCGGTTTTATCAAACCGGGCCATTATTTTCTGAATATCTGTTTGGTCCTTAAACGATTGTTTTGTTCGGCCATCGTCATAGACGAGATCCGGGACCAATTTTAGCAGTTGAGCCCGGCTCTTTTTGCCGGGATTTTCTTGATGAAGTCGTGCGATTTTCAACGACATTTTATTTCCCTTTATTTATTGCGAGATATGCGCGGATTGCCTGCAATACCAGAGGACCGGCTTTGCCGGCCGTCTTAGCTACTTCTGCGGCACCCGCTGAATTGATCCATTCATAGAATTGTTCCGACGTTCGAATACCAGGTATGCGGAGTTGAGTAATCTCAGCTTCGAATTTTGCTTTGTCGCGCTGATGTATCGCGGTTTCTTGCCCGGTCGTAACTGTAGGTAACTGTGCATGCACTAGGTTTGCCTGTCCCTGATACAGAGCGTCAAGTGATTGTTGCGTTTGCGCGGTAGCCAGTTTAAGCGAAGTGTCGGCCGCGACATTTTGAGATTGAATTTTAATCAGTCTTCGCTGGGAAACAGATTTTGCTGTGTTGGCGCCGCGTTCGGCGCCCTCACTTCCCGCCTGTCCGACGTTCCCCATGGTCGCCATTGCACCTGCCGGGGTGGATGCGTCGAATTTGCCGGCGAGAATAGGATTGAGTCCAGCGGCCTTAAGGTCCGCCATACGCCTTTGTATAGCCGTGTTGGACATTCTTTCTTGAAAGGCACGATTTTCCCTCGCAAATGCTCGGTTTTGTCTATTGGCCCGCGATTGCCCTCGAGCGGAAAAGATTCCGCCGATGATCGAGCTGATGATGCCGCCGCCGCCGCCGCCGCCCGAAGGACGCGAAGACACTTGATAGGCAGTTGACGGTATGCCGGGCATTAGAGCCGGGTTAACCCGGGTACGCCGTACGTTGGTAACGGACGTGCAGCTCTGATGTGATGATAGAAATCGGCGATCATGTGCGGTTCAGTTGGTATTGCAATCGCACGATCGAGCGGCGTGGTCGTATTATTTTCAATGAACGTTGCGCCCAGCGCCGGAAGTGTCGCGAAGTCCTCGGACAGATGCCACGACGCGAGCGTACCCACAGTAGGAACGCCACCGCTTGTCGCGGGGCGCATGATGTTAGTGAGGCACGAGCCGATGTAACGATGTTCATCGTAACGACCGGTGTAACCGAAGACGAGATCATCAGTTGCCGGCGTGCCGGTACCAGTGATCCAGATTTCGGAATTAAGAACCGCTTGTTCGCCGATGTTTGCCATTTCCGGATAAACGAAGTCGTAGCGTGTTGATTTCGACCAGTAGCGGTCGACCCCTTGCGAGTAAGTTAGGTCGGCCCGCAGATTGCCGAGGATGATAACCACGCCATGTTCGACGAACGATTTTGACCAAGAGTGAGTTCCGTTTGCGGTGCCGATCCCGCCCAGATTGCCCAATTTATCTTGGGCGGCCGGGACGGTGGGTACTGTAGACGCCGTATTTTGTTGCACCGGATTAATATTGATTGCAGTTGAGCCACCGCCAAGATATTCGGCGCGCTGAAGACGAAAGTCAGGTGACGTGACGCCCCAGCGGGCTCTGAGTGATTCGACATAGCGAGTCCCAGCTCGAGCATCACGCTCGAGAATATGTTGTGTGGCGAAAGCCAGCCGAATGTCATTTACATCGGCGGCGACCGCATTTGTTAGGTCCGCCAGCATATTGATAGGATTGACAGCGCCGCCCGGCCCCCAAGTGGTGCCTACGCCGAGCGCTTCTGTTTCAATTACGAATGTGTCTTCGTTGCCTGGATAGGCAGTTGCGTCGGTATCCCCGACGCGAATTGTATTCCCTACTACACCCGTTCCAATTATGGGCGCTACAGTGCCCAGCGGAAGGCTAACGCCTGTACCCCGCTGAGGCGCCGGAAGACACGACGTAAAATAGTCGAAACGCTTACCGCGTTTTTGTAACGTCGAGGTAATCTGACCACCCAATGGCGCCTTGGTAGACACCAAGAGGTCCGGCCCATTCCCCGTATTTTCTGTTACCGAATCTTGAAGAGTCGCCGACCTAAACCAGTCGTTATATATTTTCGTTAACGCCCGGAACGGCAACGCTGACACCGGTACGTCATCTGGTATAGCTAACGGTGGCAGACCAAAGTGGTCCCAGTTTGAACCTATGTCGGTACGACCGACTGCGCTGCTTCCTGAACAGATAGGGATAGTGAAAGAAATTGAATCGCCCGGGTCGTCTTGCGCGCCATGAAATCTTTCATGGTTATCCCAGATAGTACGATATGCGACAAAGAACGCGAACGTGTCGAAGTGTAAATTATCAAGAATTGGCTCGAGCGGAGTCGCCAGTCGCATGAAGAACGAAGTTTTTACGTTGAAAGTGTCGCCTGGAATTATATCGATCGGTTTACAGATCGGCACCAAGTCGTCAGCGTCAAACGCGGTCTTGTGCCCGTGCGATAAATTGAACGTTGAGCGTGGTACCGACACGCTCGGTGTTTGAGAAAAACTATGTTGTGAACGCATTAGATTTTTTGCTCCAGATCACTGTCGCTCATTATTTGCTGCGATTGTGAGATTGCTTCGACCGCTTGCCACAGGCATTCGTTTTGTTCGTCAATAATTTTACCGTTTGTGTTGTCGAAGTTTCCGAGCCGCCATAGAGAATAGTGCTCGGGATGTTTGTTGATTGGATGATCGCCCGATGTAGCCACGTCTTGAAATTCGCGCCGTACCACGTCGTCGGCCGTATGGAAGAAAGGTTTTTCGTAGATGCCTGAGCATGAGTCGAAGATTGCATAGACTTGTACTTTCATTAGAGATTCCTCTTTACGTCATTTTCTTTGGCTCGCGCGCAGATATATTTGTCGCGCAGCCGTTCAGGTGTAAAGTCCGCCGCGTGTTTTTTAATGAATTCCTGCCGAAGCTCTTTGATTGACTCGAGCATCGATGGATTTTGTTCGGCCAGGATATTTTGGTAATAGCGCGGCACCAGTTGTTCCTCGCCGTGTC